ATTCCGTTAGTGATAGTGTTCGCTATTTTATCGATATTTCCTGTAATTCCTTGCAGAAAATCGCCTATATCTTCCGTGACTCCCGCTGGCGCTAGTAACCTATCTACCATTTCCGTGTCCTTGTGTGTTTTCAGCATTCCTAGTCCGCTTGATGCTCCCTGTGTTGTAGCGAGTCCTACGTTTTCCATATGCGCCATTGCTCCGGCTGGCGAAGATGCATCATATTTCGCGGCGAGAATCGGGTTAATGCCTGCTCCTCTCAGGTCCCGCATTCTTCTTCTGACTGCTGTATCCGACATGAATTTCTGAAATCGTCGGTTCTTACTGGTCAAATTCAGGTTTGCCTGATTCTGACTCTCCGCACCCTCGTGCGATATTAACGCGCCGCCGATTGCGGCGCCCGCTGCGATCCATGGCATTTTTCACGTTCCTCCACCATTTTGGTTGCTAATTCCGAACACTCCGCGAGGGTTGGCTTTTTTGTGCCTTCCCTGGTGTATCCGGGATGAAGCGACATCGATACTACTGACGCGAAATATATATCCCAGGCGTTCATTACAATCTTGCCAAGCCCGGGGTTGCGAACATCGGCATCGGCCTTACGCAATTAAGTTCGAAATAACAGTCCATTATGAAATCAGGCTCTGCTGATACAGCCTCTACCCGAGCCATTGGTGTATTGCTCACGATGAAACTTGAATCGAGTGCTGGACTTGATAATTCCTCACAAACGTGCCAGGGATCGAGTGTTGCCGAATGTCCTGACCGGAAATTTGACGATAATCTGCTTGGCTTGTACCGGTATTCATCGTACCGGCCCTGGTATCCCCATACGTCATCATTTGTTCCGGCTGCATCATTCGCCGCGTAGATTTCAGATTGTAGGATACTTTGTTCGCCGATCTGGGCGAATTCGGGCCAGTATAGATCGTACCTAGTCTGGCGCCGCCAGAATCTTTCGATTCCTTGTTGATATGTTAAATCGGCGCGTACATTGACGATCCCGATCACGACTCCGAATTCGGTGAACGCTTTTGTAAAACCTGCCTCATTCGTAAATACCGTACCGAATGCCGCCATTGTGCCTTGCGGGGTCGTTGCCGTTTGTGATGTTTGCGGAACGCTATGGATATTGATTGGAGTTGAACCGCCGCCGAGATACTCGGGGCGCTGCACACGAAAGTCGGGTACCGAGACTCCGAAGTGAGATAGAATTATTTCATTTATCCTGGTACCGCCCCGGGCATCTCGTTCCAGGAATTGTTGCGTGGTTATTGCCAGCCGAAGCGCGTTTATCGTGGCTGCTGTCGCTGATGATAAATCAGCATACATCTTGTTCGTTTCCGCGTCTGTCTGTGATGCCGAAACGTTCATTGTGGGAGCATCCGTATCGAGTCTGTAATAGTCGGATTGTGCATCCGAATATATTCCCGGGTAACCAGCTACATCTGCTGCCGTATGAATATCGGCTGATGTCCCGAGTGGTAACGAAACGGCTGTATCGCCTTTTTGCGGCCAGGGTAATGCTGAGGTGAAATAGTCATGCCTTTTACCGCGTTTTTGAATTGCTACTGCTGTTGTTGTGTCAGGCCCGTCACCCTTATCGACGGTTATTGAATCCTGAAGATTTTCATCCCTGAACCAATCGTTCCAGATTAGTGCATATGCTCGTAATGGCAGAGCGCTGATGTCGACATCGTCAACATCTGGTATTCCGAAGTAATCCAGTAATGTATCTTCCGCGGCGCCGCCTGTTCCGGTGTCTTTTACCGGTATTGTGAAATCAATTGAATCAGCTGGATCGTCCTGTGCACCTAAGAATTTGTTCCAGTTGTTCCATACCAGGCGATAGGGTACGTAGAAAAAGAACGTATCCAAGAAGATATTATCCATCACTGGATATATCGGGGTCGACATCCTTGCGAACATGTTAGCGCGCATTTTGAATGTATCACCGGGTACTACTTCATCTACGAACACCGGATACAGGTAATCTGCATCGATCGCCGTTTTATGGGCCGAATTCCGCTGGAATGATGAACGCGGTACTGATGGTGGTGTTACCCGGCCGAAACTGTGTTGCATTACTGATCGCATTTTTTTCTCCTGGATGAGGGGTGGCTAGCCCCTCCTTTATTCTAAGCCCGGGAGCCACCCGGGATCTCGGTCATTCTGTTCGTTTATACTCGACACCAGTACCCAAACTGCTGGGACTTGGCAAAGGGATTAATTGACCGCTGTCCTGGTCGAATTCACCTAGCTGGAATAGTGTGAAGTCTCCGGGATGCTGGAATATTGGTGAATCTGGTTTATTTGCCTGATCATCGAATGCTCTGGTTGCCAAGCCTTTTGCCGCGAAGAATATGGGTGTACCGTAAACTTCCGCTTTTGAATCGTATACTGAAAACACCAGTAATTTATTACTCATTTATAGCCTCTCTTTTTAACATATTAATTTGAGCCTGTTTGACTTTTTCCCTTTGCGCCAGTCTTGCAGGCGTATTGTCTTTGGCATGACGCTGCATCTCAGCAATGCGTCGTTCTTTAATTTCATCCATGGAATCTGGATTTTCAATGTCGTATTTATTGTCGTAGTACCTGGGAATTTTTGCCTGGTGTCCGTTTATAACCACGTAATCACGAGGATACATATCGCTAGTATAGTTGTTGTAATGCTCGAGGCCAATACCATTTGACATAGAAACATGCTCTTTCGCGACTTCCGTAATTGATCCCGTAACTGGGCACACTCTTTCGTAAGGGCGTAATCCGGTAATCGGGTCTGTTTTTTGCTCAAGGGGTCCATTTATTTTTTTGAGGGCATACCTTGCAACGTAAGCTGCTGACTCGAATGTGAGGTCTCCAACCGTACAGAAACCTTTCCCCCATATATCAGCAAGAAAATCAGACTCATAAATACGAATATCGTTGCGCACTGACCACAATGTTTTACCTGGGAAATCATAGCCGAATATAACTGCATGGTAGTGAGGCCGCTGACCTTCACTTTGATACTGGCTAGGATCGAACGGGCCAATAGGCCGGGTTTTTTTAGGACTGTACTCACCGCAATGGAAGAACTTTACCTGGTGTGGAGAAATAGCTTTTCGGAAGCGCTTCATGAATAATTGAAAGTGCCTTTTCGAAAGCGATGAATCTGCGGGATAGTGTTCGAAATTGTATGTGAGGGTGATGAAGGAATTTGAGTCGTGTGAGCGTGACTCGTGCATGATTCGTGTTGCCCACATAAGTGAGTGATCCAACCTGCATCCGATGCACTGCCCACAGGCGACTTTTAAGCGCTCGTGGGTCGCCTCGATAGCATTTCCGAATAGTAATTTCGTCCGGGGAGCGGCTCGGCCTGCCGTCAATGGGTGAAAGCATGCCATTCATATTACAACCTGATTCCGCCACGCATCGGTGCTACTGATGGCAGATTAAAGCGATGTGTCCGCATTACGTTTCTACCGAACTTTCGCTTATTTGCGTATCCTGCATTTTTTCGTCTCATGTCGTTTTTATACCTTGATTTGTCGAATTTTTGGCATTTCGCCATTACCTGGTATATACACTATAACCTCAATCATCGAAAAAATGCAATAGGAGAAACTCATGCGATACGATTTAATAGCTGATGCAGTAGAGTACTACATTGAACACGATTTATTCAAATCCTGCCTAATTATGACTGAGCAGAGTAACCTATTCTCTGACACCGACCGCTCAAATGAATTTTCTGAACTTGCCGAACTCATACGAATTAAAAAATGGGCACGCGATCAGGATATAAATCAACCTGGTTTATTTGATTAGCAGTGACTAGTGTCACTGCGCACAGTTACATCAAAGTAGTGAACTGTGCATTGCGCCATAAAAAAGGCCCCGCATTGCGGGGCCAGGCGCTTATTCCGCTGGAGGCTCAGCGGGCGGGGGATCGACTGACGCGCTATCGCTTGCCGGGGATCCTGCTGCCGCACTCTCGCTGGCGGCAGCAGCCTCCCTTATTTCTGCAGCTTTTGCAGCTGCTTTGTCTGATAAGGCGAGTCCTAGTTTTTTTGCCTCTTCCTCATTCTCTGGATTTTGGACGAATTCCAACATTTCCGCTGCGCTTCCGTTGAATCGTCTGCGTAATGAGGATGGTAAATCGGCAAACATGGATTCTGCCTTTGTAACTATATTCATTGCTTCATGCAATGATTGAGGGGTTGAAACCCCGTATTGTGGCTGATGTTTTGCCACGTGATCGATCGCCCCTGTTTTTTGAAACCTTTTCATGATGCTGTTTATATCCGCATCGTCCTTGAATTGTTGCTGGGCTGGTGTATGGCCTGTTGGGCTGACTACCTTTTCGGATGGTGAAAATCTGTTTTTTACTTCCATTTTTTACTCCTATGGTGAGATTTGATATTCGTCGGATACCGTTGAACCGCCGTAATCGTTCTGTATCTGAATAATGATTTCTTTCGCGCCCTGCTTAAACGCTTGAATTTTTTGATCCAGGTCGCCTTGCATTTCCCTTACGTTTTGACCGATAGATTGTAGTCCACTTTTCAGCTCGTTTCTTATCTGTTCTCCGAGTTGATATGAACCTGCATACAACTCCCCTATTCCGTTAGTGATAGTGTTCGCTATTTTATCGATATTTCCTGTAATTCCTTGCAGAAAATCGCCTATATCTTCCGTC